ATTACGCGCTCAGAGTTTGGCTTTGCTTGTCTAATCGCATTCCCCTCTTCATCAAGATACGGATTGCCTTCAGGATCTAACGCTTCAACCCACTCACAATCAAACCGTAACCACACTTGACCACGGCCTGGAAGCAACATATCCCTAACTGCACCGCCGACCGCATACATGAAGCGATCTTGCTGTGTCTTTAACTGAAATGAAGTACAACATTCTGCAATCTCAGCAGCCTGCCTGCCAATTGGATCAGCATCCTTATACCAGCGCTCGACAACTGGCTCAGGCATACGAGCAAACAACATCGGAAAAAGGATCTGCACGTTTGCCCAAAGCACATTATACATTACGCGATCAGCAGCTAGTGCCTCGTTACCGTAACCAGTATAACCTTCTGCATTCTTGTAGTTCTTAATAATGCGATCACCAGCGTTCTCAAAAATACGCTGCTTTTCGCTGTTAAGTACTAGATCAATCTCTTTTAACCACCGCGCAACAGTTCCCGATGGCGTATCTGATCCGCTTAAATCCTCTTGTTGTCCTTGTGCTTGCTCTGCCACTTAATGAATCCTATGTCTAATGGCTTGAATGTCTCTAAAAGATTTCTTAACTAACGCGTCTAACTGCTTAGCGCTCATACCGTACTGCTTAGCAATCGGCTTAGCTCTCTTCCTTAGCTCCATCAGTAGCTGCTTGTTTGTCCAATTCAGCATCTCTTGTAAATTCGGAGACTCGAATATCTCTGTTTCGTCCATTTAACATCACCATTAAGTTATCTGATTGAAGCTTTATTAACATTAAATCTGTATTTAGCCTAGCTATGATTAGGTCTGCATTGGCTTCGGGATCTAGTTTAAGTGCTAGGTTGCTCATCTAGTAGCCCTGCCTAATCCTGATTCTCGGATCTTCCAGAGTTCATCTATGCTGTGTTTGCGCTGGAAGGATTGGTCAATTGTTTTGTTGCTGATTGGGGATTCAGTCTCGAACGGCCTAGACATGCAACCATATCTGACCATTTCATAGAAGTGATCGTTGAACTGCGTACACTCGTTAGGATTATGGAGATCGTGCTGCAAGTTCATCATTGTTTCAAGCTCATCTTCCATCTCTTCAAAGAAGTAAATCATTGGCTTGTCATTCTTACCAACTAAACGCTCTCTAACTTGAGCCGCGCCTTCTTCCCTTCTTTGATCTGCTTTGTTAAATACAACACCATGCGCGCTAAAGATTTCAAAGATGGAAGGGCCAGTCCCCCGCTTTTGTTGAATGTCCCCACCCGCCACACGATACACTATCTGTGGATCGCTAACTTCACGCTTTAGTATACCCTCTGCAATCTGAGATGCTGTAACTTTTGGCAATCCAGCACCATGCCAGCGTCTATAGCATATAAGTGAGCCTTTTGGGTAGAGCCCATTTTCACCAATTACGCACCACCAACCGATTGAGAAGGGATCTCCCTCGCCACATGCGCCCCAGTCCATGCTCATGAAGCGTGTGTCGTATGGGCTAAGCTTGAACGGTGTGATCAAATGCTTATCGCGATCAATCTCAGGGAAGAACGCGCCGACTACCTGATCAAAATCGCCCTCTTCTAATGCTTTCGCCATTCTTGGAGGCAATCCGCGTAACGTCTTTCTGTACTCTACTGGGTTAACTGAGGGATTATCATCTAGTTTGGCTTGAATAAACTGCCTAAACTTTCCGCCTTCTTCATCTGGCTGTTCAACAATCTCAGAAATGCCATCAGGCCCACGCTTTAACGCTCTAACAAAATGCTGTTTAAAGTATGCGTGTCCTACTCCTCCAGGGTTAAAGGTGTACATCACACGCGGAAATAGTTTTCGATATTGCTCAGGAATATTGAGCGCTTCGGGTATACGATTACGACCGCGCAACATCTTGATCATGAAGGGCGTGAATTGCTCAGCCTGTTCAATGACTAGGAAGTGCATCTCTGGGCCAAGCCAGTTGAAAACGTCTTTTTCGTGTTGGCAATTAGAAACAAGAACGCCATTAGACAACGGGAACAGTCCGATGTCTGGTACTGTCATGCAATAGACATCTTCAATCCCGTCAGGTTTTACAGATAGGCACGTTTTGAAGCTTTCTTTCTGCTCGTTGTAACTTGAATCGGCAGCTCTTTGAGCATGTTTTATATCTTGGATTGGCAAACCCCTTAAACGCTTTGCCGCACTTCTTACAAGTCTTATCAATTTTATAGGATTGAATCCTAATAACTTGCTCTTTGTGCCATTGATGTCCCTCTGGAGTTGAGTGCCATTTCCTAGAGGCAAGTTGTCCCTTGGCTCTAGCTTGTTTTGCTTGTTTTTTAAATCTTTCAGTAGCCGAGTGCAGCCTTCTATGCTCGACTTTCTCTCTAAGCTCAAGATTTTCAATTTGGTTGTTAGCCTTGTTTTCATCAATGTGATGTACATGAAAACCTTTTGGAATTGGCCCGTTATAATGTTCCCAAATAACCCTATGCAGTCTGGAAGTAGAACTTCCGTAATATCCTCTACTGTCTCGATTGAACTTCTTTCCTTTAAAGATTTGAGTTTTTGGACTGATAATTGTGATTGGTTCGTAAGACATGCTTTGCCTGTTAAATCTTTTGCCTCAACAAAGCCACCTAATGTAAGAAACCGATGATCTGGGGTGCATCTATAATAAGATCCGTCCTCAAATGTAACGGTTACAGTTGAAGCAGCTTGCCTAGTCAGTCTAACATTTTCAAAGCTAGCAGTAAACGACTTAGTCACTTTTATTAGTCCACTCTTGCCAACTAAGTCTCTAATTGGTCTATTGCCAGCCGTTGTTTGAATTAGCGTGTCACCCGTAAAGCAATGACACAAGAATATCCTAGATCCACCCTCAAACTTATTCTTAGGATCAGGGCCATTAGCAAAGCGGATCTCATTCTTCACAATTCGCACGAAGCCACCGCGTGACCACGCGCTAAGCATCGCAGGAAATCCAGTCGGCCCCATTAAATGGTTCTTGACTAGCTCGTTTGATTGCCGTCTGAATAGGTAACAGTTTAAGCCTGGGATCACATAACAGAAAAAAATCATTGCAACACGAGCAAGGTGCGACTTGCCTCCACCCGCTGCACCGCCGTAGCCTAGCTCTGTCGCTTCAGTAAACAGCGCTAATCCTTGCTTCTTATGCAAGTCTAAATCTAGTGCGCCATTTGTGGCTATCAAGCTCATTTTTTAACATTGATGTTTAATACAGGCTGGAATGGAGCGCCGTCTTTGCCTGTGATTTCTTGCTGAATCTTATCACCATAATGAGCAGCCGCTAACCTACCCATTAAAAATGCGTGTGTTTTAAATATAAGTGAGTCACGCTGAACCGCTGTATTGTCCGAGCTGCGCTTAACCGTCTTGATTGGATTACCAGCTTTATCAACACCTTGCACCTCGTCCTCAATTACATCTCTAGAAGAGTCTAAGCTGCGTTTTATGATACGATCTGAGAAAGTATGTTGCTGATCAACCCTCGCCTGCGCGTAGTCGTTAGAAAAGTCTTTGTTTGTGCGTGTCCAACCGTAAACAGTTACCCTATCTGGCATGTCGTCGGGCGCGCAAATATCCTCAAGTAATTCACCTGATGCGAGTCTATAACATATTTGATTAGCGATTTCTGGCGTATATTTAGTAGGACGGCCCATCTTCGCCTTGGCCTTAGTCATAACTAACAAATACAACATTATAAAGCATTTGCCTAGCCCCCTTCCACCACCTCTTTAAAGCGCTCGAAGCTTCTGACAACCTCTGAGTGCCAGCCGATTGATTTGAAGTAGGCTAGCCAGTCGAGCTGTTCTTTGCTAACTGGTTTGCCTGGTAGCTTCAATTCTAGCGCAAGCCTTAAGCCAGCATTAGTTAGATCTGGATAGCCCCTAGACATTCCCATCAATTTTAAAATTAAGCCTGTTAAAGCCGAGCGTAGGCCCTCATTGGGCGAATGATGCCAATGATTATATTTCTCATTTCCTGTAATCAAATATTGTTTGCGTAGCCAGGTCATGCAGTAGATTTGAAAGCCTGTTTCTGATTTCCATTTGTTTTTTTGTAATCCAGGAATTTCAACTAATGTTTTACTCCAAGACACCGATTTTGCTTTCATGGAAGTGTATAAAATAAAATTTCAAAGTGTTCAAATCAAATATAAAGGCATTACAGCCATTTTTATACACCTACACGTATAAAAATGTGTTTTCCATCTAGTCCCCCAGGAATAATATTAGCTCCTCCTATTTTCCCAGCACCTTACTATTATTTCTCTATATAAGTCTTATACTAAGTGTATAAAGTGTATAAAGTGTATAATATAATATATAAGTATTGGAAATCATTAAACTAAAACACCGTTCTCAGAAAATAGCCTAAGTGTCTAATAAGTGTATAAAAACCCAAATTATACACATTAAAAAACATTTTCTTGTTGAATTTCTTCAGGAATTACCAATTTGAAGTAAAAACCGCGCTTTAATTTAGGGTCATTTCGTCTCCTTCCATGCTGAACTAACGCTTTTCGTATCCAATTATCGCTTTTGCTAAATAACCTAGTTAGTTTTTCAATACCCTCTGGGAAATCTGTATTAGGCATAAATCCAGAAAACTTTCCATTTACATTAATACCTAATAATTCTTGTCTACGCTCTATAGTCAAACTTGCATAATGTTGAGTGCATAAATGATCCCACATATCTAAAATAGCATCATGTTCATGCTCAGGGGTCAATTCTTCTATCTGACTCCTCATAAGCTCAAGGCTTGACTTGTCCGGCATATAATCAGAAGCAGCTAAAGCTTGTCCTTGTGCCAAAACTTGAAGCTTATCCTCTGGAGTAAACCTAGAAGATTTATCAATTAATTTTATATCAAAAAATACATATCTACTGTGCCCCGTTGGATCGTTAAATATGTCTTTAACATTTGTTGAAGCAATAAAAGAACAATAACACTTGCGAGGAGAAGAACGCCTATCGTAAGAAAATCGAACATTAGTTTGAGTTGTAGTAACTATTTCTTTTAACAATGAAGCTTCAGACTTAGAAGTTCTATCAAACTCTGAGATGTTCATAACTAAGCCATGATGTAGCTGTTCTTTAGTGTCCTTTTCTTGAGAATGAATGCTAAAATTAACTAAATATTGACCTAAAGCCTCACAATTTTCCCTAATCCAAAAGTCCTTACCAAGATTTTGATCCCCTGCTAAAATAAATATCTCATTTCTTACAGAAGGATCTGCAAGCCTTAACCACATTTTTGAATGCCAATATTTTAAAAATTGTTCAAAAACTGATTCATTTATACCCAATGATAACTGAGACTCAGCAATAATAATTCTTTGAGCTAATTCTTTTAAGCGATCTCTTCCATCCCATACTGGAACATCAATCATAAAAGAAGGCGGCAAAGAATCTTCTAAATGATAAATATGATCTTCAATATCAGATGCCTGAAAATTTTTATCGCTACTTAAAGCGCATTCCTTGATATGACTTCTAACAGCCTTTATCTTATTTGCTACTGGCTGCCAAAGCTTTGAATACTTATCAAAGTAACATAAATCTTCTGAAAAAATATCTCTTTTAATTTCTCCAAAATATTCTTCAATTAATACTAAATGATCGCGTCTTGTAGCCTCTTCTTTTTGTTTCTTTTTTTGTTTCTTTTCAGTAACTACAGAGTTTTCAAAAATAGTATTTACATCACCACCTTGATTGACCCAATCGGTTAAATCTCCTTTAATACCAACTGATTCAGGAAGTTTAAAAACTCTAAACTCCTCTACTATTCCATTTAGTTTCTGACCTACAATTTTAACACGCTTAAATCCTGTTTCATCATTGTCAGGAATTAAAACTACAATCTTATTTTTAAAATAAGCATTAAGATGATCAGCCCAGCTTTTTGCGCCATTATTATTTGTAGTAGCTGGGAGGCCAGCAGCTATTAAAGTATCAGCATCTTTTTCGCCTTCAGTTAAATATATAATTTTAGAATCAATTACATTTTGAAGATTATATAAAGGAACTTGTATTTTTAATAAGCCAGGTATCCAACGATTGCCTTCATAGCGCTCTTGCCACATTGATTTATCAGGCATTTTAACAGTTCTACTAATAGGATTACCAACTAAATCTTTATAAACGTAAAACCTAGCCCCCTCGTATTTATCTTTTTTCTTAACACCACGCTTATTAATAAGCCCCAAAGCAACAAAATGTTCGTATATCTCTTGATTATCACAGCTAGATTGACAATTAATCTTAACTCCTCCTTCTGGCTTATCTGTAATGCTTAAAGATGGATGTAGATCGCCTCTACCCTTACCATGTGACGGCAAAGGACAGCTACATAAATAGCCGCCTGGTGTTTTTTGAGCTTTTCCACAGTAATTTGCTAGTTTTTCAGCTAGAGACATAGAGTTAATTTTTAATTAATGGATTATATCGTTTGGCTTTAATGGTATTTGCAGAAGCAAAAATAATAAAACCAGATAAAGGCGTAGCAATTGAAATGTAAGGCTCCCAATGAATTATTACATAATAATCATTAACCCTATTAAATATAGAGTTAAACTTAGGAAATAATATTTGTGCTATTGTAGTCTCTAAAAAGTAATTTTCAGATTGATACAACTTGCTATCTAAATACTTTTCTAATTTACGCACATAATATTTACTTAATTTAATTACTATCTTTTCAGGCTTCATTACTTACCCCTTCTTGCTCTAATCTTTTTAGATATTTCTCTTATTTCAAAAGGAGTTGCGCCATACTTTTCAGATAAT